AAGCGGGCCCATGAGGGGGGGTGAAATGGACTAGCGTTGCGCGAGCCGTGAGCGCTCCTTGCGCATCCAGGTCTCGATGTCGTCGTCGTCGCTGGGCAGCGAGGAGGACGAGGCGCGACCGCGGTTGCCCACGGGGCTGATCGGCTCGGGGGCGCGGCTCACACGCGGGGGACGGCTTGCCAGCTCGGTTTCCAGCCGGGCCAGCTCACGCGCCGCACGCACGGGCGAGAGTTGCGAGATCTCGTAGGCTTTCTGCGGGTTCTTGCCGAGAAAGTAGGCCACCTCGGCGCCCTGGTCGCTTTCGGCGATGAACTCGGCCATCGCTTCATTGACCGGGAGGCTGGGGTTGCTCACCACCGCCTGGAAGTCCGGGTAGCGCTCGGCCGCCTTCTCCGCCTTCTGCAGGAACGATTCGCTCCTGCGTTCGGCTTCCTGGCGAACCTGGCGCTCGGCCAGCTTCTCGGCGGCTCTTTGCTCGGCCAGATGCTCGATCTGGGCCTTGAGATACGCCTCGTCGTCCTGGAAGGACTCACGCGCGGGGGCCTGCTGCCGGATCTGCTGCTGCTGCGCCTCGCGCATCTGCTGCTCGATCCTGCGGTGGACCCGGCGCTCCTCCTTCAGGAGCCGCTTTTGAATCAGAGCATCGACTTCCGCCTGCGTGAAAGTCTTCTCTGCTTCGGCCTGCTGCTTGGTTTCCACTTCACCGTCGGCGGCAGTCACCTCGGGAGTGTTGGGCTCGGTTTGAATCAGCTCCGATTCGCTGGTCTCGATCTCAGTGGTCATGGTTTCCGGTCAGGAAAGCCCCGTGAACGCACGGGTACGGGGCCGAGGCCCGGGTCAAACCAGCGCCGCCACCACCAGGGCGATGGCCGCGTCCTCTTCGTCCTGCTGCTGGCGCCTCTCGGCGAGCAGCTCGGTGTAGATCTCCACATAGGCGTCCCGCCAGGCCAGTCCGGCCTGCGCCAGGGCGCGCTGCATCTCTTCTCGGGCATCGTCCCTGGCCTCGTCCGCTCGGGGCGCCTGCGCCACCACGGCCTCGACCAGCACCTCGGCCACCTCGGGCTCAAGCGCCTCCACCCGCTCCCGCATGGGCGGGCTGAGCAGCCGCTCCCAGGCGCTGCCCTTCTCGCGGTACTTGCTCGGGCCTCCCGGGCCACCTCCCAGCAGCTGGATGCCGCCCGAGGCCGCACCCCGCAGTTCGGCCCCCGGCCCGACCAGGGCGCCCGCGGTGGCGTGGTTGACCGCCGCCCCGCTGCGGCTGGCGCTGCCGCTGAGCGTCGATCCCGGGCCGGTGAGGGCCCCGCTGGTGGCCAAGGCTCTGAACCTCGCCGCGCTGCCCGCCACACTCGTGCCAGGGCCCGACAGCGTCCCGCTCGACCCATGCGCCCGTGTGCGGGCGGCACTGCCTGCGAGCGCCGTCCCAGGACCGCTCAGCGCCCCGCTGGTGGCGTGCTGGGCGACATGGGCAGCCGATCCCGTGAGCGTGGCGCCGGGGCCGGTGAGGGCGCCGCTGCTCGGGTGCTGCCGGGTGCGAGCGGCGCCGCCCGAAACGCTGGAGGTAACGCCCCCCAGGACGCCCGTCGTGGCGTGCGTGACGGCACCTGATGACCGGGACGCACTTCCAACAACGCTGGCGCTGCCGGCGTCCAGTGCGCCGGTTGCCGCGTGGGCGCGGAACCGCGTGGCACTGCCAACAACGCTTGATCCAGGGCCGGCAAGCGCGCCGGAGGTGTCGTGAGTGACCGCAGCAGGCTGCGGCGTCAAGACAATTGTGTGCGCCGCGCCCGATGAGCTTGCTGACGTTGTACCGCCAGTTGGGGCGCTGATTGTGTAGGTACCAGTGATGCCTGGTGCTACATCTGCGGCCCAGACCCCGATGTCCGATGTGGTCCCGTTTGCATGAACTGACAGGCTGTTGCCGGTCAGTTGTGACGGAACGGTAAACGCAGACCCTGCGGTGCCTTGAGTGCCCGCACCGAACGACACAACCCATTCATCGGTGGCCGAAACCGTTGCGTTGGGAGTGACCGCCCGTGAACCGTTTGTGATTGTGGCAACGGTCGAATTGAACGAAAACGGCGCCGAGGTGTCTTGGCCTCGGTACACCATGACCACAGTCGCCCCGCCATACGAGGTGTTGGTGGCTCTTGTGACGGTGAGCGACGTATCGGGCGTGGAGCCCATCACCGCGTAGAAGGTGCGGAACTCCGTGTCCCAAGTGTCGTTGACGTGGGTTGCTGCTTTGAAACCTGTATACGCGCCGCTGTTGTTGCCACTGACCGCTGGCGCGCTGGAGGCTGTGTTGCCAAAAGCCGAGACAACAACGACAAAATCCCCAGCAGAGGGGGACGATGCGATGCCTCCGGTCAGCGTCCCTGACAGAGAGACGGTGTAACCGTTGCTAGTTCCAGACCCGCTGGTCGAACCGACGAACTGAAGGGCCACGACCAGCCCCTGAGCTTATGCGCTAAGCGCGGTGTACGTCAGGCTTGAGCAGGACACCGTGTCGCCGGCCGCGACCGTGAGACCGTTGGTCATGTTGATGTCGCTGCCCGAGGCGGCCACCGCGCAGTGAATCACCACCGTGCCGCCGCTGGTCTGCAGCGTGGCCGTCGCGACAGGCGATGCGTTGCCGGTGGCGTTCGTGTCGCTGGTGATCGCGTTCGCGGTCGCGGTGCCGCTCACGGCGGCCGGGAAGGCCGTGGCGCTCAGGTTCAGCGTGGCGACCACGGTGCCGGGCGATCCGACCGTGCCGGAAAGGCGGAACACCAGCTTGCCGGAGGCGCCGATGAGCGCCGTGACGGCGTCGGTGGCGGCGTTGCGCGCTGCGGTGCTGTGGGTGACGGCCATGGCCTATTCCTCGTCGGTGGTGTCTGGTTGGGTGTCGGTCTTGATGCCGAGCTGCTCGGCCTGGTCGCCGGTGATGCGGCCGACCAGCTCGACCGTCTCGGTCAGGCCGGTGGCGGCGCGGGTGATCTGCAGGGTGAAGGCGAGTTCACCCGGGGTTCCCATGAGCGATGCCATCTAGGCCTCCAGACGCTCGCCGACAAAGCTGCCGTCGGCCTGTTTGACGATCCGCACCTGCGCGGTCTTGGGCCGGCTCAGTTCGGCCAGGATGGCGTCGTCCTTCTCGCGGTCGGCGGCCATGTCCTGCATCAGCTGCTGCTGGCCGGCGGCGATCATCGTGATGACCTCCTGGGTGTTGGCCATGTTGGCCGCCAGGGTTTCCAGCATGGGCGAGAGCGCGGTGGCGATCTGGCCGTTGACGTCGGGCAGGATCAGCGGTGCGGGCGCAGCCGGCGCGGGCTCAGCCGGCGCCAGCTCCATGCGCGCCTCCTCGATCTCGCTGAGGGCGCGTTCCTTCTGCAGGTCGATCTCCAGCTTGAGGCGCTTGGCCTGCTCCTGCATCAGCGCCTGCTCGCGCTTGCCGATCTCGGCCTCGAGCCCGTCCACCTGCGCGCTGGCGTTGTTGAGCGCCTGGCCCATCTGCTGGATCTGCTGCTGCATCTGCTCGACGGCCTGCTGCACCTGCGGCGGCAGCTCGGGCGCCCCTTCGGTCTTGTCCATCTCGGCCTGGACCTGCGGCAGCAGCGTGACCTTGAGGCGTTTCGCCATGTCGTCGGCGCCCGGCCAATCCATGTTCTTGACCAGCAGGTCGCCGATCACCTGCCACAGCGCCGGGTTGGCCTGCGTCATCTGCGTCATGGCGTCCACCGCCTCGATGCGCTTGGTGGTGTAGCTCGGGCCCACCGAGGTGTAGACGTCGTAGAGGCCCACCGTCGGGTTGAAGATGCGCTGGATCTCGCCCTGCTCGTCCTCGAACTTCTGCATCGGCACCGGGAGGGCCGGGTCGATGGTGGCGTTGGCCTGCTCGTCGTCCTCGCCGATGATGCGGGCCACCCGCTGGGTGTCGTAGACCGCCGGCATCATGCCGAGAATGATCCGGCCCACATGCCGCACCGCCCGCGAGAGGTTGTCCACGAAGTGGAAGGTGGCGTTGTCGCCCTCGCGCTGCCGGGCCATGATGGCGCGGCCACTGGTCTCGTTGCTGCGGTTGCCCAGGCTGGCGTCGTACTGCCCCGTTTCGGCCTTGATGTCGTCCGCCGAGCCCATGGCGATCTGGTTGAGGCCGGGCTCAATGGTGGCCGGGCTCATGCGCGAGGGCGCCGGGATGGGGTTGCCGCTCTCGTCCAGGTGGTTGTAGGGCAGGAAGGCGTGAGAGGCGCTGTTGGCGCTCTGCCAGGTCTTCTCGTAGCCCTCAATGGCCTCGGCCGGCGCGATCCAGGGCGTCTTGGGGCTCAGCAGCACGCGCTCGACGATGGCCGACTGCGCCACGTTGTACATGCGCTGCGAGTCCTTGGTGTTGCGCACCAGGCCGCTGATGACGGGCTTGCCGTCCACCCACCACTCGTTGCCGATCACCCGGGCAAACGGGATGTGCTCGCCCGGGACGGTCTTCTCGTCCAGCACCTGCTGGCCGTTGAGCTTGCGCCAAGTCACCACGCAGCGGGTGGTCTTGCGGGTCTTGAGCGGCTTCTCGCCGGCGATCACGCCCGCGGGCAGCGGGTCGCCCTCCAGGCTGGTGGCGCCGTTGGCCCACAGCAGCAGGGTGGCGGGCTTCTCGGTGCGCTCGAAGTATTCGACGATGCGCACCTGCCGGTCGCCGGTGAACCAGCCCTGGGTGTCGGAGACGAAGGTCCAGTCGATCGGGTCGGCGTCGGGGAACTGGGCCTTGAAGTCCTCCTCCGAGAGCCGCTCCTCCACGAACAGCCAGCGCCGGTCGGCGCCCGCCGGGTCCTCGATGTCGGGATCCTCGTAGACCTTCAGCGGATCCTTGACCGGGCGGATGTAGATGTCCTGGTCGAAGGAGTCGTAGCGGGTGTACTCCGTCAGCACGCGGATGTAGCCCAGGCCATGCACCACCTGGTGCTCGGCGGCGGTGTCGTAGGCCACGTCGGCATCGCTGTTGGCCTCGATGTGCCGCACCAGGCCCTGCAGGATCTCGGCCACCTCGGCGTCGGCCTCGGAGTTGGCCGGGCGGAAGCGCACGCTCGGGCGGTTCTGGCGGATGTCGTTGGTGACCTGGCGGATGTGCTGCGGCAGCTTGTTGATGGTCAGCATGGGCCGGCCCTTGCGGGCGATCTGGTCCTGCTTGTCCCACTGCCAGGGGTCGTCCGGCGATGCGGCGGCGAAGCGGATGTCCTCGCGCGCCTTGTTGCGCGCGTCCGAGCTGCGCTCCAGCGCTTGCTGGAAGCGCTTCTTCGCAGTCGAAAGGATGTCGTCGTCTTGCATCAGCTCATCCAGCTTTCGGATTCGGCGGTGGTCTTGAGCACCGGCCGCTCTTTGCGCATGGACCGGCGAGCGCTCTCGCAGGCGTAGCGCAGCGCGTCGATCACATGGTTGTCCTGGTCCTGCAGCCGCGGAAGGATCTGCCCCGTCAGCGGGTCGGTCATGTAGGAATACAGCGTCAGCTCGTCGATCAAGTGCTGGCAACGCGGATGCACCACGATGTCGAACGACTTCAAGAACTCGACGCCCTCTTCCAGGCTCTTGGCGCCCTTGACCGCGCTCACGATGCGCGGATAGCCGTGGCGCTGCATGTAGCTGATCGTCTCGGGCCGGGCCGAGTCGGCCACCGTCACCCAGCGCTCGGCCTCGGGCACCTGGCCGAACAGGTCGGGCAGCAGGTCGATCTCGCAGCCCACGCGGTAGGCCTCGTGCGGCACATACAGCGTGCGGCCGACGATGGCGCACTGCACCAGCACGCTCGGGTCCACGCTGAAACCCCAGTCGGCGCCCTGGCGCAGGATCCATTCCGGCGCGACCTCAAACTCCTCGATCTTCCAGTTCTTGAAGACCCGCGCTTCGCTGTTGCGCTGGTACTCACCCAGCCAGACATGCGCGAACTTGTCCGGATCGCGCGCCTGGTCGTACTCCAGCTCGGCGCGCAGCACCTCCGGCAGCCACGGGTTGTCGCGGTAGTTGGCCTTGACCACCACCGCGCCAGGCGGCGGGCTCTCGCCGCGCAGCAGCACATCCACCGGGTCGGTGTCCTGGCTGGGGTTCCAACTGAACCAGAGCTGACTGCCGGGCTTGCGGATGGTTGGGCGCAGCAGGTCCAGGCTGCGCTGGCTCAGGCTCTGCGCCTCCTCGACCCAGGCGATGTCGTAGCCCTCCAGCGACTTGATGGAGTCGCTGGTGTGGTTCTGCATCCCCTGGAAGATGATCCGGCCACCCTGCGGGCCGATGATCTGGTCGCGCTGGATCTCGAAATGCTGGCCCACCCGCAGGGCCTGGATCTTCAGCTCCAGCAGCTTCTTGACCGACTGCTGCAGGCTTCGCTGCACCTCACGGACGCAGACCGCATCGGTCTTGCCCATCAGGCAGCGCTCGATCAGCAGCTCGGCGAAGAAGTGGCTCTTGCCCGATCCCCGGCCACCCCAGGCGCCCAGGTAGCGGGCCGGGGCCAGCAGGGGCTCAAAGACCTCGGGCGTCTGGATCCTCAGCTCAGGCACGCACGATCTCGCGCACGAACTTGGTCACGCTGTCGCCCACCTGGTGGGTGGTCTCGACCTTGTCGCCGTACTTCTTCGGGGCCTTCTTGCTCAGGGCCCACTTCTTGGTGTCGATCTGCAGGCGCTTCCACTGCACCCAGCCGGCGTCGGTCGAACCGCTGGCGGTCTGCGGCGGCGGCTCGGCGGCCAGTTCCTCGAGCTGCTCAAAGTCAAGGTCGTAGCCGATCTCCCTCGCGCGCGCGTACTGCTTGGCGAAGGCGTCGTTGTCCCTGGCCCATTGCATGACCGTCGAGTTGTGAACGCCTTCCGCTTCTGCGGCTTGGCGCAGGCTGTGGCCTTGCGCGAGACGCTCACACACTCGATCTGCGACTTCCTGGCTGAACATGAGGCTGGCCTCCCCCGCTTTGCGAAACGGGTCAACGGTTGAGAAGGTGCCCCCGCCCGCCGCTCTCCGCGTCAGGGGAGACAACGCGGGGCTTGTCACCGCGTCAGGGGCTGCGGCGCTTTTGAACGGAGCCGGCCGCTTGCCGGGGTGCCCGTCATCCGCGACGGGGTGAAGGTGGGCGGCGAGACCTCGACGGCAACTGCGGTTGACTCAAGGCAAAAGGTCTGCCGCCCGAAACGGTTCAGAAACGCAAAAGCCCACCGCGGGGTGGGCTCTCAAGTGACGGCGGCACCTCCGACTGGATGACTGCCCCCTATGCGTATGCGCTCAGGCCTGTTGATCCTGCCAGATCTTTTGGAGCTTGTCAAGCACTTCGGTTGATGAGCATCTGCCTTCCCACCTCGATCAAGTCGGCCAGCCCCTGCTCGGTCACCGCCAGCAGCCGGCACATCCGCCGCGGGTGGGCGCGGAAGACGTAGGCCCAGCGCACCGCGGCCCGGTGCTTCTCGGGCAGCGCCTGCACCGCTTTCTCGACCTTGTGGCCGTCCAGTTGATCGACCGGCACCGAGACCTCGTGAACCCACACCTCGGAGCTTCGATAGCCGCGGAACATCGGCTGCGTCCAGACCACCGGCCGGTCGCGGACGTAGCGGGCCCAGTTGACCAGGCGGGCGTCCATGGCGCGCTGGTGGCTGGGGACATGATGGAAGTCGATGCTCATGGCCACCTCGCCCACTTCTCGCGCACATGCGCGCACGCCGCCTCAAACGTCACATCGATGGGATCCGCGTCATGCCGGTGCAGCATGGCCCGCCACGCTTCCCGGGAGCGGCGATAGAACAGGATCGGCTCGGCTCGCATCGCCTCGGCCTGCCTCACGGCCTGCCGCCACCAGCTCGGCCGCGAGAGCTTCTCGTGGCGCTTGATCTCAACCGCGAAGCCCTGCAGCTCGAGGCAATCCGCCCCGCCCTGACGGGCCTGGTCCACGTTGCGCCTGACCAGCACGCCCAGCTCGTCGGAGAGCAGGGCGCACAGTTCTCTTTCGGCCCGCTGGCCTTTCAATCGCTGGGAGGCGCTCATGCTTCAGCAACCTCCAAGCAGTCGCCATGCGGTTGCAGCACAGAGGGGCACCTGCCCATTGCCAATGGCTTTAAGTCGGTCCACCCGAGCGGCCACCCCATCAGCCACTCGACCCACGTCGGGTTCAGCGCCCCAGAAGCGAGTTCCGGCATCTCCTTCCTGACCCAGTTCTGCGAGCCACCCCATTCCTGCATCGTTCCGCCCCAGCGCGTTGAACCAGAGTTCGGTGTAGGCCAGAGTCGCGCCACCGTGCTCAGGCCCGGCGTGTCCCGATTCATCTGAGCCCCCCCCCCCAAGTTCTTGGAATCGTTCACGGTCGGCGTCGGCCAGATCGTCACAGCACCAGCCAGCGTCGTGCCTCGTTTCGCCTTGCCAGCGGCCTTCCCGACCCCGCGGATCTGCACGTTGTCTTGAGTCGTCGGCGTGGGCCACAAGCCAGAACCTGTCCCGCTGATGAGGGGCGCCAACGTCGGCAGCTCCCAGCACTGTCCAGCGGCAGTCATACCCGAGCGCGGCCAGGTCACCGAGGACTCGTCCGAGGCCCCGAGTAAGGAGGGCTGGGCTGTTCTCCACGAAGACGTAGCGGGGTCGAACCTCGCCCACGATCCGCGCCATGTGCCCCCACATGCCGGATCGCTCGCCGTCGATGCCAGCTCCCTTGCCGGCCACGCTGATGTCCTGGCAGGGAAAGCCGCCAGATACGACGTCAACACGGCCGCGCCAAGGTCGTCCGTCAAAGGTCTGAACGTCATCCCAGATCGGAAAGGGCGGGAGAAGGCCGTCGTTCTGTCGGGCGGCAAGTACGCAAGCTGCGTAGGGCTCCCACTCGACGGCGCAGACGGTTCGCCACCCGAGGAGGTGCCCCCCGAGAATGCCTCCACCAGCTCCGGCAAAGAGCGCAAGTTCGCGTAGTCCTCCACTAGCCTTCGACTGAAGAGCCACGACATACCCTCAAGTACCTTGCAAGGTTTGCAAGCAATTCGTCGCTGTCTTTGCAAAGTCCGAGGACGCTGTTGCAGCGGTTGCAAAGAAGCCCTCGCACAACTTGCGTTGCGTGGCAATGGTCAACGTGCGGCGTGGTGAACTTGTCGCCCCATTCAAATGCGACCCCGCAGCCATTGCATTTGCCTTTTTGCTTAAGCATCTGTCTATCAAACCAGTCGGCGTCCACGCCGTACTTGCGACGGACCTCCTGCTGATAGTGCTTACGGCGGTTGTCGGCCCGGTACTGTTTAACGGCCTCTGGGTTCTTGGCTCGCCACTCTTGATATTTGGACTTGGCCTTTTCGCGGTTTCGCTCGTACCAGTCCTTTGCCATTGCCCGCTCACACGCTTTGCAGGCTGAATGCAATGTGGTTCCGCCTGCACGTTGGTAGAAATCCGAAAACGGCAGCACTTGCTTGCACCGAGTGCATTCCTTGGCGTGCATGAAGCCTCCTTGAGTGACTTCATTTTAGTAGCGCCCGCGAAAAGAGCCAGCTCATTCAAGCCAGCTCCTCGACGCAGGGGCGGCACACCTTGGTCAGCATCCCGCGCCACTTCACCTGCTTGGATCCCGCGATCGGCCGGACCTGCGAGCAGCGGATGCACTTCCAGCCCATGTGGTGCCCGGCCGCTGGGAAGGGATAGGGTCGGTCTTTGACGGTCATTTCCAGATGCCTGCAAGGTGGTCGGTCTTGAACTGGGAAGGCTTGCGGGCGTCCTGCACGCGCTCGCGTTCCCGCGGCGGCATCCG